TGAGCGGTGGTGTACGCCGGCTTTCTTTGGCACCTTCTGACGAGCGCCGCCCGGGTAACGTTTGGTTCTTTCACCACAATGTCCGGAAAGCGCATAACGGGGTTGATGCGGTGGTGGATCTGCCTGTTTGGGTTTCGTCTGAAAACGATAGGGGTTAATTGTGAACCTTGTTTATCTGCTTGACGTGAACGTGTACGAGGACGCAGACGAGACTGTCTGGTGTGATGGTGTCCGTGTACCGTTTGAGACTCAGGCGTCAGCGTTGGCGTATTTCGACGCGTGGATCGAAGGTGCCGGCTACGCGATACATAGGTTTGAGTTAACCTACGGCGCGTTCGTCGGTGACGACACCAAAGGTTTCGACCGGGACGGTAAACCTGTGTTTATGTCATGGGGAATCAACACGATGGAGGTTCGTAAGTGAGTGACCTTCACGTGTACGTCGCGGGTATTGAGTTAGACACCCCGGGGTTTAGCGGTGGTTACTGCGCTGTGAATTACACAGCGGAGGGCGCCGAGCAGGAAGTTTTGGAATGGTACAGCCGAGTCTGTAAACACGTCCCGGAATCGTTTGAAGCACTCGATTACGATGAGGACGTAGCCTCGTTTTATTGTTGGCGTATGCCCGTTAACGGTCAACCACAGGGAGTTTAAGTGAGCGCACAGCAGATCCTAGACACAGTTAAACAACAGTACGGAATCACCTTCACAGAAGTTCACACAGGGGGTGGTTGTATGGCTTTGGAAGCTAGGCTTGAGTCTGGTCATTGGATTGTCGCCACGGACGAGTCGCTGTGCGGGTTCCGTGAACGTATCAGGTTTGAGTCTTACGAGGACAACTACAACACACACTGCGGTGAGGATCCCCGCGCCCTCGGATGGTTCATAGGGATCTACGAGAACGGCACAGCAGACGACGGTTCTGACTGGTGGGGTGGTGGGCAGGAAACGGTGGTGGACGTAAGCGATTATGACGCGTTCGCAGACCAGCTACCCGCCATGGTCGGTGCTGCGCTCAAAGCTTTGACAGGGGTTTGACATTGGATATCATCACCGCACCTGAGGATCGTTGGCACCATGACGAGACGGACGAGCTCTGCTTATGCGGCGGTTGCTTGACCGCACGTGGTGACCTGTAGTTTTCTCCCGGTTTGACAGCCGCCGGCAAACCACCCTAGTATTCTTACTTGACAGTCAAAAGGGGTTGAACCTTGACATGTAACTACACTTACGGGATAATGAGGGGTAATGATATGCCGGCGTCGGGGCAGAGAACAAGGACATGGAAGATAAACCAGAGTTAACATTAGCGCTTATCGAACAACTCAAAAGGCAGGGGTACACACAATCAGATATAGCGCGGATGCTAGGTGTGACACGTCAAGCGGTGTCATGGCATAAACACACCTACGGGGGTTCCCTCACACCACGTGAGGAAGCTTTGAAGCACTTCCCCTGGCAGGTACCCGCACCTTTCGCCCAAGCAGCACCGTACAGATACATGCGAGACCACGCAGAGTACATGGCAACAGGCGGTAAAGGTATGAGCGGGTACAAACTTAAAAGGCTTCGAGCGTTTTACAGGAAACTCAACAAAGGTTTGGTGGTGGAGTTTGATCCCTCACTGCCACCGGAACCTGGCGTTGCACACACAGGAGGTTTCGCTTACCGGACTCGTAAGAAGTCTGACGGGGATCTGATTATCAGGGTCAATGAACACACTGTGTTGACCGATGAGGGGAAGCTGTTGTGGCGTATGCCACCGGTTGAGCCATAACCGAGAGGGATTATAACAAGTGCAGGCTTTAGACCTAAGCCTCGACAAATGGCTCTACACAGCTTACGAGGCACCGTACTTCGCGGTGTACCACAGCGTGCTAGTAACAGAGGAATCTGACGTGTACGTGCCAGTCAGAGAGTGTTTACACAGGCTTGATTGCACCCTTGTGGTGTCAGGCCAGCAGCAGGATCCACGGATGATGTTCGGTGAAGGTGTATGGAAGATATTTCAGATCGGAGGGAAGGCTTGAGTCAACACAGGTCTGTGTCCCAACTTAAAACGTATGAGCGTTGCCCGTACTCATACAAACTAGGGAGGCTTGATAAGGTTTGGGAGCGGCCGGCGGCGTGGTTGGCGCAAGGATCCGCCGTACATGAAGCTGCCGAGGCTTACGAACGGTCAAACAGAACCATGACCCTCGAGGCTATGCAGGACGTGTTCCGTGTGTCCTATGAAACGCACATCAACGCCGCTTGCGAAACCACACCTAACTTTCAGGTGTGGTTCGCATCCGGTCCTTACGCCGGGGAAACAGACGTAGAACGCCGCTACCACATAGGTTTGGAGCAGTGCGAAAAGTATTTACGGTGGTACACCAACCACCCTGATGAGGTCATTTGGATAGCGGAGGACGGCACACCTGGCATCGAGATAGGTTTCGACATTGACCTTGACGGTGTGCCAGTCCGCGGTTTCATCGACGCCGTTATCAAACAAGGTGACGTTGTGGTGGTGCGGGATAACAAGACGGGGGCGCAGCCCGGGGATGCGTTCCAACTCGCTGTGTACGCGGTAGCTTTGGCTGAACAGTACAACATCGCACAACCAGGCGTCGGTGACTACTGGATGGGTAAATCGGGGAAACCTACGGTGCCGTATGACTTGTCCGAGTGGACAAGGGACAGGGTTGCGGGGAAGTTCAAAGAGTTAGAGGAAAACATCAACGAGGGAAGGTTTGATCCGTTACCGGAGTCATCGAAGTGCAGGTTTTGTTCAGTGTCATACGCGTGCGAATACTCTGTGTGACACTTGACATTGGCAAGGAAGGTTTGAATTGGAATACCGTAAGAAGATTGACCTCGAGCCTGACACCGAGTATTGGTTCGTGGAAATGGGGCCGTTGAACTTCCTTAACGGTGGTTCCTCGTACCCGTTCACCGCGCTCGAGAAAGCTATGGGTTTCGCTGTGAACCACAAATGGTTGGCGAAACATAAGCACGGGGTGGATAGGGAGGTTTCGGTGCGGTTCCCTGACGGCACCGTGCAGGCCGTCGAGTTAGGGGGTGACTGATTGTTCACCGCTCTGCAAAGCCTTCACATCAAAGGTAACGCCGGGGATCCGTTGCCGGTGGTGTGGGACAGCTTGGATAAGAAAGGGACACGGTTACTGAGAGGGCAACTGTGCCTGATCTGCGCCGGCCCTGGTGTTGGTAAGTCAGCCATGATCCTGACGTATGCGTTGAAAGCTAAGGTGCCCGCGTTTTACTTCTCCGCGGACTCTGACGCTTTCACACAGATATCAAGGTCTTTGTCCATTATGACTGGTTGGGATATGGGTAAGGCGTCCTCGATGGTTCGGGACGGTGACCTCGGTGAAGCGGAACAAATGTTCACCGAGCTACCGATCCGGTTCAACTACTCCGCATCCCCATCGTTAGACCAGATCGAGTTATCTATCCGCGCCTACGAGGAAGTTTACGATGATTACCCGCACCTTTTGGTGGTGGATAACATCACGAATGTTCGCACCGGGGGTGGGGATAACGATGATGACCCGTTCTCAGGGTTGGAGGCGTTGATGGATTATCTGCATGACATGGCACGTAAAACGGGTGCGTGTGTGGTGGGTCTGCATCATGTCACAGGCGGGTATAACGATGCTGACCGCCCCATCCCGCTGTCTGGTGTGAAAGGGCAGATCGCCCGGGTGCCAGAAATGGTGTTGACGTTGCATAAGATCAGTCAGGAGTTCGGGCCTGCCTCGTTGTGTGTGTCAACGGTGAAGAACCGGGCCGGGAAAGCGGACCCCTCCGGTTACAGCTACATCCCCTTGGATTTCGTCGGGGACACCATGCAAATCACAGATAGGTGACAATGGATCTGCTTGTGTTCGGTGTGTTCTTTTGGGTGACGGTTTTGACATTGGTTGGAGTGTGCTTGTGATGTTGACTTCTTTAGCGTTGATGATTCTGTGTGTTGTGGGGTTGTGGGTGGATTCCCGTTTGCGGTTTGACCGGGAGATTAGAAAGTTCTTCGATGACAACGGTTAAGCGGGCTACTGGGCACAGGCCCCAGGACCGCCGGCACCGAAGGAAGAACTGCATCGACTGTGTAGATGAAGGGATCACCACCGGGCGTAAAGCGCCGCACCCAGGCCCCAGGTGCGCCACCCATCACAGGGCGAAACGCGCTAACCGTCGATCCCAAACGCAGGAGCAGCGGTGGATGCAGGTGTATGGCATCACAGCGGACGAATACTGGGCTGTGTACCGGTACCAGCTAGGAAGGTGTTTCATCTGTGAGCGTGCCACAGGCGCACGTAAACGGTTGTCTGTGGATCACTGCCATAAAACGGGGTTGGTTCGGGGTCTGTTGTGTTCGACGTGTAACTCGAGGGTGTTGGGTCATGCCAGGGATGACCCCGCGTTCTTCGAGCGGTGCATTGATTATTTGAACGCCCCACCAGCAGTTCGGGTCATTGGGAGGAAGATCACACCGGATCTGGCTTGACATTGGTTACCAAAGATGGGATAATGATTGTAAGTGAGAAGACTCTTGGATTTGTTTTGCGGCGCTGGCGGCGCCGCTATGGGATATGTCAAAGCGGGGTTTGATGTTGTCGGTGTGGACATTGCGGAACAGCCGAACTACGCAGGCCACATGTTTATACAAGCGGACGCACTCGAGTTTCTGCTCGGCCACTTCACAAAGTTTGACGCGTTTCACGCCTCACCACCGTGCCAAGCGCACTCCGCTTTAGGGAAAGGTACTAACGATAACTCCGAGGACTACCCCGATTACCTCGAAGCGACGAGGGCTGTCCTGTCCGCGACAGGTAAGCCTTATGTGATTGAGAACGTGCAGGGTGCGCCGATGCAAAACCCGATCACGTTATGCGGGGAAATGTTCGGGCTGCGTGTCATTAGGCACAGGCTGTTCGAGTCCAACGTTCTGCTGATGCAACCTGAACACATCAAGCACCGTGGCCGGGTTGCGGGGTGGAGACACGGGGAGAAGTTTGACGGCCCGTACTTCGCGGTGTATGGCAACGGCGGCGGGAAAGGAACCATCGAGGAATGGCGGGAAGCTATGGACATGCCGTGGTGCCAAACGAAACTTGAGATAGCAGAAGCTATCCCACCTGCATACACAGAATACATCGGCAAACAGTTAGCGGATTACCTGGACAATGGTTAAACATCGTGGGAAGTTCAAGTGGAAGAAATACTCTAAATACAGCGGGAACTTGAAGGACTACT